GCGAAAGGATGGAGGGCATCCAATCTGGTGCTGTTGCTTTATTGGCAGAAAAATTATCTGATTCTCAAATATCAATTGTTTATTTAAATGATAATGTATTTAAAACTGGTGAAACAATTGATTTTAAAGAATCTAATGTAAATGCTCTAGCAAATACTATTGATGAACCTAGTAAAAATATATCATCTAATTTTAGTTTTAACTCTGGACAAAAGAAATCAATCTATGATCACGCATTTTTGACCCGAAAAACTGATGCAGATCAACCAAGTAAAAAAATAAAAGTGTATTTTGAAAATGCATATTTTGAGGATGCTGATGAAGGTGATATTACAACTGCAAATTCATATGATGGATTAGAATATGATGGAGATGTTCAATCATTTAATGGTGTTCGTAATACAGATTTAATTGATATCAGACCAAGAGTATCAAATTACTCAGTATCTGAGAGCAGTCGTTCTCCCTTAGAATTTTTTGGAAGGACATTTAATTCTTCAGGAAATTCAGCAGCAAACGTTTTAGCATCTGATGAATCCATACTTACTGATTTTTCTTTCTATCTTGGAAGAATAGATAGAATTTTCTTAACTAAAAATGGTTTATTGACAGTTCAAACAGGAACACCATCTGAAAATCCAGATCCTCCTGTTCCTCTTGATGATGCTTTAGAAATAGCATCTGTTTCTTTACCACCATATCTCTTTGATGTGTCAAGTGCATCTTTATCATTCTTGAAACACAAGAGATATAGAATGTCAGATATTAGAAAACTTGAGACTAGAATAAGGAATCTAGAATATTATACATCTTTGTCATTACTTGAAACTGCAACTGCTAATTTATTTGTTGCGGATGCTGATGGTTTGAATAAATTTAAATCAGGATTTTTTGTTGACAATTTCACAACTTTCTTATCTCAAGAGAGTAACATAAAAATAAAAAATAGTCTTGATACTTATTATAAAGAGGCAAGACCATCACATTATACAAATTCAATTGATTTATTAATTGGCCCAGTAGAGGGTGAGAATACAGTATCTAATGGAGCAGATCCGGAGGGAACAAACATTAGATTAACAGGGACTGCCTTAACTTTGGATTATTCTGAGGTAGAGTTTCTTGATCAACCATTTGGAACAAGAACTGAAAGCGTAACACCTTTCCTACTTAATTTTTGGAAAGCAAGTCTTGATCTCACACCAGCATCTGATGTTTGGGTAGATACAGTTCGACTTGAAGCAAAAGTTATTGAAGTAGAAGGTAATTTTGCTAAGACTGTAAAAGAGGCTGAAAGAACACAAGGGTTTGATCCTCAAACTGGTTTAACCGAAATGGTGTGGCAAGGTTGGCAAACTGTTTGGACAGGAACCGAAAGAGAAGTAAGAACAACAACAAGAACAGAAGAAGTGGATAGACAGAGAAGGGATTTTGGAAATAGAATAGTCACAACTTCAACTTTAAATACAATTCAAGATACGTTCACTGATAACTTTAGAATAGGAACAGGAACTCGTGAGGGATCTCGTGATTTAATCACCGAGCAATATGATCAAGAATCATTAGGAGATAGAACTTTAAATAAA